TCGATCAGGTTTAAGCGTTGAGAGTAGGCGTCCCTCGCTTGCTTGGCCTGTTCAATGGCGGCCCGTTCTGCTTCGACAGCTTTACGCTGCGTAGCTACGGACTGACTCTTTTTGGTGTAGTCCAGCCCCTTCTGATAGCCGTCCACCAGTTCATCGAAAGTGACTTCCCTTTCCTCGCCAGCGGCTTTCACGCGGAATCGCTGCGGTTCAGGTTCAGTTTCGATTTCCTGGGTTTCAAGTTCCTCGGGTTCGGACGCTTCGACTTGCTCCTCGGGTTCCGGAGTTTCAGGAGTGGCTTGTTCAGCTTCCTGTGGCTCCATAAGCCCGAGAAACGCGCCTGCGGCTTCGTTCACCGACATCGAAACACTCCCTTGCGGGTCAGTGTCTGCCATTTGAGTTCCCTAAGTTTTACCAGGATGCGCCTGGCCGCTTACAGAATCTTCCATCGTCTCTTGACCAATTGGTCGCTAGAGGCAATCGAAGAAAAGTGTCCCATTATTTCATCAAGTACGCGCAATTTCAAATAGCACCGCTCTCGAATGTCAATGTCCATCTCATCCGAGTTGGTCAACTGGCTTATCAGGGATTTCCTGATAGTGTCTATTTCTTCCTGAAACCACTCATCGTTCAGGAGAGTTTGTGCGCGTTCTGCTTTGTTCATACCAATCCACGGGTCGGCGGGTTAATTCCAGCCATTAGACCAATCGGGCCACCGGCAAGCAGTCCATAAGGTAGCGTGATCGGCTGATTTACTGCCCCGAATCGTCCCGCTCCAAACGGGGCAACAGTAGCAAACGGATCGTAAACATCCGTTGGGGTGATCTGGAACAGACCAGGCATTTGATAACTGCCACGCCCAGGGTAGGTCGGAATCACCCCGCTGATTGGACCGGATACCGGCTCTACAGGTTGTCCTCCACCACCGAGCGATCCAGCACCTGCGAGGAGAAGCGTAGCCAATGCCGCATCTTTTGCGGTGATGTTTGTGGGTTGCGCGGGAGCGGTAACCCCTGCGGCTGTAGACGGAATCACCGCCGTGGCGGTCGGGACGGGTTCCCTCTTTCCTTCAACAGAAACGCTTTCTCCCGGTTGCGTCTGAATGATTGGTGCCGTTGTAATCGTTGGGATCAAGCGATCCTCAACTTTTACCTCACGCTGCCCAGTAGTTTCCACTTGCTGCGTGGGGGCCGTCTGCGTGGTTGTGGTCAAAAGTCCAGCAGTCGCGGCAGGGGCCGTATCTTGCTGATTGGCCTGGATGTTTTGACCAGTAACTGTCGTTGTTTGCGGCAGAGCGGCAGATGCGATCGGCAATGCAGGAGTTTGTGTAGTCGATTCTCTAGTGCCTTCAACCTCCGTTCTTTGCGCTGGCGCTTGTGCCGTTTGCAAAGGAGCCGTGGATAAAGCAGCCCCAACACCCTGCCCAAGTTGGGAGATATTAGGAATGTCAAACGCCTGGCCAGTCACCATCACTCGCTCTGCATCGGCGGGAGAGAGCAGGCCTTGGTTTAGATTTGTCTGGCGCTGGAACCGCACCTCTGGGATGATGTCGCTTGCAGTTAGTGTCGTCACCCCATCAGCCGCAGCCTGAGCAATGTTTGCGGCAGTGTTTGCGTTTAGCCCACTGTTCTCGAGCACTTGAGCAACTTGATTCTGGCTCAATCCCTGTTGCGTGAGTTGATTTGCGTCAGCAAGAGCGAAAGACTGTGTTACGGCAGTATTTGCCAATGAAACAGCCGTGGCGGGGTCAACATAAGTTACCAAGTTCTGCGCGATGGCACTTGCGTTCAGCCCCTGATTTGCGAGTTGAGCGGCATCTGCTGCAGCGAACGACAGGTCGTATGCTGCGTTATTGAGCAAACCTGTAACTTGTTCAGCCCCAAAAGCGCCAGCACCGGCCAAAGCAGCGGCCTTCAGAGCGTCCTCTACAGATCCACCTTGAAGCAGCGTGTTTCCACCCGAGGCAACTGCAGCCGCCGTTGGAGCGCTAAATATCCCTGCGCCAGCTGGCCCCAAAACCAAAGAACCCAGAACAGCAGGAATTGCGGGGGCGAGCGGATCAAAAACGCTACCCAAAGCCTGATTTAGACGACTGCTAGAGTCTATGCTGCCGACCACATTGCCAGCAGTGTCCTTAATGATTCCTGTTTTCGAGCCGGTTCTCTCATAAGTGTTTACAAGATTTCCATCAGAGTCATAAATTGAACCCCCTGAAGGACCGGAAATCTCATAGCCACTTGCTGTTTTGAAGACTTGTTGACCGTTGCCCAAATCAATAGGTAGGTACTGACCACCCGATTCTTCTTGAACAAACTGAAAAGGCAGAGAAGAGAAGTCAAGTGCCATTTCTTACCCCGGAATCTCTACATTGGAGGAAATGCCTGCGCCGAGCTTGGCGGCTTTGAGTTGGACCTCGGCCTCAAACTCTTGGCGCTTCAGCTCCAGTTCAGCCGCCGCCTTCTCTCGTGCCAGTTGGATCTCTGCCGCAGCCTTCTCGCGCTTGGCTTGAATATCCGCGATTGCCTTCTGACGGTCAATCTCAAGTTGAGCCTGGGCCTGCATCATCATCGCTTGAATGGCGGGATCAGGTTGCTGTTGCTGAGGAGGAGGGTTGCTGAGAGCCTGGTCAATCTCAGGCGTGATCGGCTTGAAAAAGGTCGCCGAGTCCTTGAACCCTGCTGCCTCAATCATCCTTCCCAGAGTCTCGCGGTACTGAGCCACAGAGACCAAAGGATTGGCCGGTCCAAACTGCTGCAGGATCTTCTCTTGCTTGTCGAGGATCATCGCAAGCATCGCCATCTGCTCTTGACGGTTACCCGTTCCAAGACCAACAGAGATGCTCACATCGTACTGGTTGCTCCACTCGCGGGGGTCCATCGGCACATACTCGCCGCGCATCCGAATCAGGCGGGGCTTGTCTTGGTACTTGCACAGAAGATGCAAGATGCCTTTGAACAGAGTCTTAACACCCGTCTCAGCAAAGATCCGGGCGATGAGTTCCAGCTTACCCGATGAGGCGCTTTGGAATGCAGCAACCGCAGTGGCCGTGACATTCTGAAGGATGTTCGGGTCCAGGCCTTGGCTTGCGTCCGAAACACCCGTTCGTTTGGCTTGGGTTTGATCTAGGTACTCCAGCATCGGGAAGGCTTGATTAGCCACCGGCTGCACGGCCATCGGAACCACTGCGTTCGGGTTCTTCATCCGCACCACGCCACCCGGAGTAACACTCGTCAGATCATCCAGGTTTACCTGGCCCTCAATCGCCCCGACTCGGACATTGTTCGTCAGATACAGGTTATCCAGCATCTGGCGAGTGATCGTGGACTTCTGAAGCTGAATGTCCATCGGCTTGTCCGCGAGGGAAAGACCGTAAAACTTGAGCGGGACAGGAATAGGACAGATCCCGTGGAAGGGGATGTAATCCGTCTCGCTCATCTCAAGGATCTTGGAACCTGCGTACCAAACCTGAAGAAGCTCGGCGATCCCATCATCGTCCATGTCGGCGCGTACATAGCACTCGTATACCTCGACCTCCTGCATGGAAGGATCGTAGGACTCCTGCTCAGATGGTTGCTCGCCTTCAGAGAACCGAGCCACTCGCTCAGGGCTGAATGACAGGTCATCGTAAGTGGGGAGGTTCTGAACCGTCTCCCAATCAAATCCCATCGCAACCAGATCAGAGCGCGGGATCAATCGGCGGTGAGCCGTGAAGGGAGAGTCCTCAATCGTCCGAGCGTGCTTGGAGATCAGAAACTCCTCGGGCGGGACATTGACGATCTTGACCGATCCAACCTTGTTCTTCTTCTTGACCTGGACCGTGTGGGTCGTGTTCATCATCGGCATTCCGTCCGGGCCGATCATGGGCTGACCGTTGGGATCGAATACATGAAACCTCACCGTGTCCTGGGCGATGATCTCTTGCGTCTGGTCTGCCATCAGCATCACCAGCTCATCATCACTCAGACCCTCATAGGTCTCTTTAATCACCGAGACTGAATCGTCCCAGTAAGCCTTGATGACTCCGACCTTCTGAAGGATCGCGTCCTTGAACCAGTCGTGCATGATCGAGATGCCTGGATTCTGCTTCATCAGCACCCAGTTGCAATATTCGGTGGCTTGCATTGCCATCGGTTCATCGCCTGGGCCTACAGGCTCGAATACACCGATTTGATCGGCAGACGTAAACAAACGCATAAGAGGCGGCAGCATCCCGTCGATAGCTTCTGCAACCTCTCCGGTTACGATCTGGCTGCGACCCTCTACCTCGTTACCGTAGGGATCGCGCATGTAGGCCGTGAGTGCGTTCTTACGCTGCTCGACCGTCTCGGTCTCAAGAAAGCCTATGGCGTTGTCGATTTCGCCTTGAAGTATTGCTTTTAGTCTACCGTCGCCCATTACACCACCCAGCTTACGTTAGGTTTCAGAGGCTTTGACCAAGATGTTGTCTCAGACATACCAATTGCCAAATACCGGAATGCGTCAGAAGCATGAGATGCCCAGTCGTGAAGAGGCTTATCCCAAAACACTTGACGCTTATCATCGTATTGTCGCCGATAATTACGCAACGCGTCCACACCTCGCTTGGTCTTAGAATCAAACCAACAAAATGGAATCAAACGTCTTGCTGCCTGGATTCCATCGTCCACTGCCATCCTTGGCACAATCGTGATATTTAGCCCCGCCTCTTGTAAAAGTTCAAGTCTCGATCTGCCTGATCCTAATTCTCTGACCTGCACGTCGTGAGGCAGAAGTTGTTCCGCAAGATCATAATGATTTGATCTCAACCAGTTGACATACCAATCCAAGCCTTGACCGTGATTCTCAACAAAGTCAATAAGCCTTGTTTCCAAACCGACTTTCTGACACACCCAGATCGCCGTGGAGTCTCCGATTCCCAAGTCCCAGGCACAGAATGTCCGTGCTATCCCGTCCACAGGAATCTCGCAGAATCGCTCAGTCGGCAACTCATTGAGAAGCTGCCCGTAATATGATCCCTCAATGGCACTGTCAAAACTGCACTCAAACTCCTGTAAGAATTTATCGTCTCCCATTTGCTCTCGTGCGGCGTTGAGTTCACTTTCAGGAATAAGATTTGTTTCTGATGCCCTGAACTCAAGCATGGCCCAATCACTATGTTCTGCTGCATAGTCTCGCAAGCTCTTAAAATGATTCGCACCTCTCGGTGTTCCGAGGAACAAGGCCCATCCCATCCTGTCCGATAGAGCTGGTCTTACAACCTCCGACCAGATTCTTGGGTCTTGGTCCCCAAACTCGTCGAACACCACTCCATCGAAATACTGCCCCCTGAGAGAGTCTGGGTTGTCTGATCCTGCAAGCTGAATCCTCCTGCCCCAGAAATCAACTCTAAGCTCCGCGATATTTGCGGTGGCGTTTAGTGGTTGTGTGAACTTTAGGAGGTAATCCCAGATCACTCGCTTGGTTTGTGAATAAGTTGGCCCAATGAATGCGTACCGCGGTGCTTCTCTCTGATTCTGGATCGCTTCTTTTATGAGATGGTTGACCGCAGAGACCGACTTTCCTACACGTCTATGAGCAACAACAACTACAAATCTTTTCTCCCCAAGCGCATTGTGTATTGTAAGTTGCTGCGGCCTCGGAGCATAAGGAATGACTATTCTGGTTGCGCCCATGAGATTTGCATTGCAACTGGTTGACCATTCTCGCCTGTTATCTCGTGTTTAACGCTCTCATGCCATTTAGCCCTCGTCTTTAACCAGAAGATCATCGCCGTGGTGTTTCCCGACATAGCTTGCTGGTAGAGGCTTTTAGCCACCGCTGCGTTGGCATCCACGCGACCGTCATCAAGCTCCTTCTTGTAATACTTGACAAGCGTATCCGCGCTTAACTCTATCTTGGCTGCAATATCCTCGTGACGAACGCCAACCGCAGCTAGCCCTCTGACTAGCTTTCTGTTCTCATCCGTTGGTTCATGCAACACGCCCTGCATATTTTTAACTCCGAATGTTAGTGTTCACTAACTAATTCTGCCTTCTTGCCGGTAAATTCTTCCCATCGCTTAACGATG